AGTTTAACAAACGTGGTACGATCAACATATTCTCTTGCCACACCTGAACTGATATTGGACGTTACTGAAACATTGTCTTGCACATACAAAAATGTGTCCTGGTACAAGTTATTGGCAAACACAATATCACCAACGTTGTTGATGTTTAAATATTGCAAAGGAAATTGCAGTATTGGATCCAGTATGCTAGTGTCACCCACTGCATAGCTAAACAGTTTACTACCTGTAAACGTGCTTGATTGGTACTTGACAGGATCGCTAAAACTCACACCGTCCAGGTCGTAGATATTAAACAAAGGTGCTTGCTGTATTGCAATCTTTTGTTGTGATTCTATCCAAGCAGTACCATTGTACCAAAATGTTAATCCTGTTAGACTGTTGCCTTGCAAACATAAAACACTTTGATCAGTCAATACTTCGCCATCATCTGCCAAAACCAAGTGTATAATTGGTTGTGCTATCAACGGAGGCACAGTGTCTGGTATGATGAATTGCACCACATAAATTTTGTTGCGTACTACAGAATCTTCGTCTGCAGCAAAAATTACTCTACTACCATCCACAAATGTATAACCATCCACACTGTACGAAGTTGCTCCTTCGATATTGCTGAATGCATCTGTTTCTTCAAAGTCAATGACATCAACTGGCTGTTTGCCTTCAGTGCCCATGTTGTATAATCTGATGTCTGGTCTGAAATTGATGATTGGACGTTTGGCTCGATAGTTGTTGTCCAGCACCGCAACAACATTGTTGTATTCTGCTGTGGCCAATAATACGTCTACATGAAACCAACGGTTACTGCGAGTCCAGGCATTGAGATCTTTACTGGCTCGATCAATGGTAAGATAGTCAAGTTGATCAGGTTCTGCGGCAATGGTACTGTCATTGGCATCTTCCACATAACTTTCAGGAGTAATAAAATTTCTCACTGGCAGTAATTCAATTGCAGTGCCTACTCCGGCAACATAGTATTCGTTGTTGCTGATGGCTGTGGCTGTGTTTTGATATTGGTCTGTGGTCAACAATACTGTAGCACCATCAGCCACATTACTAATAGAAAATTGAATACCATTGGCTGATATACTTTTAATATAATAAATTTGTCCTTCAACTACCCCATTGCCAGTGACTGGGAATATGATTTGTTCACCTTCGTACAATCCTGCAGTGGTTTCACAAGTGAAATAGTTACTGCCAGCAATGGTACTAATACACACAACTGATTTGGTTCCTGATCCATAACTGGCAGGAACAACATCACCAGTAAATCTAACCTTGAGTCCGTTGGTAAATGCTATGCCGGTAGGCGATACGTAATTTTTTTGTCCCAGAATCTGATCAATAAATGTTGTGCTGGATTCAACAGGATCCAACAACAAAATGCGTCCAAAAATTTCTGGATCAGTACCATCTTGATAGTACAATTCATTTAATGCAGCAGTTAATAACGGAATCTGTTGAAAATATCCTGTGGCATTTTTGAACCAACTGGTGTTGCTGTAAGTTATACCGTAGCTTATAGTAAACTTTTGATTTGAGGCAATATTGGCTATTTTGGTGAGATTAATATAGTCTACACCGCCCTCATTTATTATATTGATTTGCCAAACTTGATATCTGTCAATCAGTGGAACCACTGTGGTCTGATCAAAAAGTTCCGAATCGTAACTGCCAATCTGACCATTTAAAGTATCCAGTCTAGGCAAAGGATCAAACAATGTATTTTGTAGCCAACCACCACCTTCAGCATCTAATATGGGATTGGTAAACACCAAAGTTCTGGTCTGCAGATACGTGATACCGTCAATGCCACCGTAGGTTGCTATGAACTGTTGCAGTGGTCGATTGTTGATTTGATCAAATTGCAATGTAGTCAAAAGATCAATGGGTCCTACATCCACAAGATCATAGTAAAATTGTTGTGATGTTTTCTGTGGTACATTAAATGTGACTATACCAAGATCATCACCATTATTGGTTACACCAAACACATCGCGACTACTGATGTTGGGTGTAGAAGGAACTACACCTGCTGTTCCTGGTGAGGTTTGAATCCAAAATCCTGGACCAGTGCCAGGAGTACCATCAATGATGTTTATTGTGCCGCGCAGATTGATTTGGTTTTCACTTACATAAAAAAGTGTGTCTGGAGCATCTTGTGGCACAGTGAAAGTTACTAATCCAAAACTGCTGCCATTGCGTGTGACCCCGTTGTTGTACGGGTTGCCTGTACCTAACGTCTGTGCTGTTTTTATCCAAAAAGGATACACACCATTGAGTGTGATGTTGAACACATAGGTGTTGCCTCGCGCCAAGGTCAGAGTAGGATTGGGTTGTTGATCTATCAAATATGACGTGGTACTATTGTTTGACACACGATAGTTCACAGTCTCTGTGGCGTTTTGTGCTACCTGGAATGTGTAACTGCCGCCACGTACTAGATTGATAGTGGGGTTGTTGCCTGACACACCCGAAAAAGTATACACACCATTGGCTCTAGTGACCATAAAGTTGGCTGATGTAGGCACACCAGCAGCGACCACATCTACTGTTTGAGGACCATTAGGTACCCAAAAATACTGACTGAAATTTACAAAACTATCATAGTCAACAAATGGATCCCAGGTATAATATTCACTGTTGTACAGTTGGTCTGGTCTGTTTTGGTCGCCGCCTTGGAATCCAATGGCATCGTTGATGCCTGGATACGTGATGATATTTCTGATGTTGTCAGTGTCGGGTTCCAAACTGACCACGCCTGGTTCCAATTGATAGTCTTGACGGATTTTGTCTGGTTCTACCACATACTTGTCATTGGGGTTGACGCCTGGACCCACTGAGCGACCAATAAAGCCCTGTGTCTTTTTGAACTTGGGCTCCTGCACCATCTGGTCTAGAGTGGCCGCCAAGAATTGTTTGTTGACTGGGGTTTGAAATATCTGTGGAAGAAAATCAACTGATCTTGTACGTGCCATTAATAACCTCCGCCGCCTGAGCCACCACCGCCTGAGCCACCACCGCCTGAGCCACCACCGCCTGAGCCACCACCGCCTGAGCCACCACCACCACTTATTATGCCACTAGCAGCAGCAATACTGGCTCCCACACCACTGCCAGGAGCACTACGTAGATTGGTACTGGTCAACGCTTCAATTACATCTATGTTGTCAATTACAGCACCATTGGCAAAAATTTCATTGGGCTGGCTGCGAATTTCATACAGGTCGCCAAAACTCTTTTGCTGGTCTAGTGGTACCAGGACCACAGAACTAATTATACTACCCAGTTGACTGTGCAAATATGCTGCCAGTTCTGAGAAGTAAAATGTGTCGCCAAAGTTCCATTTGTCTATGCTGAAGTATGCATTCATTTCTGCCAACACAGCACTTTTTATTTCACTGGTACTGGCTGTTGAATTCTGCGCACGAATGACTTTGACAGTGGCTCGCAACGCTTGTGCTGCCTTGGGTCCAAACAAGGGTTTAAACACCACTGAATTGATCACTATGTTGTCTGAAATCATCTTGTAATTTTGTAATCTTTGGTATTCTGTACTGAGTTCATCTATGGTGGGCATGTCTGGTTCAATTACAGTGCCTGTGGTGTCACGCAGCCAGTTTTGATAGGCAGTGTAATAACTCAGTGTGACCACATACAAGTCAATGATGTTGGTGGTTCCTGGATCGATCCGATTGGTCAACGGGCTATTGTGACGGTACTGAAAATACAAACTTTGTCTACCAGTTCTAGCAATCCATCCTGATACTGCAACAATGGTACGAACTCCTGTAATTGAAATGCTGAGTTGGTAAAACGCATCTTCCTCATAGGCGTAGAACACCTGTCCCGGAGTCCACTCAGTTTTGGCCAATTCAATTTCGTCCAGTGTACCGTAATCATAGATCACCACATCTTGTTCAACCAACAAATAACGTTGTAGATTGTCAAAGTCCACTGTTTGTTGCAAGAACACGTAAGGGCCTGCAGTGGTAGCTGTGCCCACCACTTCGTCAAAGAAGTCTGGATTGTCGGGTACACCGTCATTGTCACTATCTCTGTAACTGACCAAGACCTGGAAGTCATCCACATAACCATCACTTTCCACAGGCTGACCAATGATGGTGGTGTATATGTCACCAGGCAATGACTCTGTTGAGTCAGGCTGCGTGTTCACCGCTAAAATGTTGACAAAGTCTTTGATGATAGTGCCTGTGCGACTGTCGTAAACCAGTTGATCATCATAAAAGAAAAAACGTGTTTGTAACACTGAACCAAAGTTATAGGCCAATCCACGGAATGTGATGGTGTAGTTTTGGTTTTGTACCACAAATGATACCAACCAAGATGAATCCAGGCCGGGAGCATTTTGATCAGCATACTGCTGGCTCCAGGCTGCCACAGTGGTGCCATTGCTTTCATAAACTTTGAGATTGGTGCTGGTTATGATGTACCAGGTGTAAGGGGTTCCAGTGATGTCACCATTGCTGTCGTAGCCCAGGCCAAAGTTACGATTCAACAAAATCTGATCAGTTATTTCTTGCTCAACTGAATTGGGCAGATCTGTTACAAACAGTGGAATAATTGTGTCTACAATAGCGCCGGTGGGCACAAAGTTGTTTATGGTCACAGGACCTGCGCCTGAATTCAAGTTACCCAGGCCACCGTTGTAGCCATCGCCCACAATGGCCTGTGGACTGGCCCAGATCTCCACTCGTTCATCTGCACGAGTAGCGGTGCCTTGCACCAATCTGTTGTTGCGATCAAAATAATAACCAGTGGGCGGCACAAACTTTATCAGTGCTCCCGGAATAACATATTTGAACATTGTGGTAGTGGTATCTCCCACAGGAATAGGTGTGCCGTTGGGCCATGTGCTGCTGATGGTGGTATTTCTAAAGTAGCCAGTGGTTTCATTGGCCATGGTGGTGCTTTGATTCCAAGTATATCCTGACAGCCATGTCACACTGGCAGGCACTGTGGTACTGGTTATTCGTGGAAAGTTTTCGTAATAAAATTGTTTGACTGTGGGCCCAATTAAAGCAGGCTGCACCTGGTTGGTTATGACATCAGCAATGTCATTGCGATTGTCATAAGAAAACAATATGGTAGGAAGAATGTTTTGACGCCACAGCGCACCATCACTTGAGAATGTGTTGGTTGAACTATACTTGCCGGTGTTGTCCACTAAGTCAAGATAGCGACTGGTACCAATACTTGCACGGTTCAACGCCTTGCTCTTGATAATACTGTTGTACTGTGTGTAAGGAAACAGGTTGTAATCTTCACCGTTGACCATGCGATTTTGTGTGTAGTAGCCTGCAGGAGCACGTTGTTTGATTTCGCCAATGGGTTCACGTGCTTGGCTGTTTGATACAGGACGTGTGATTCCACAAGTGAATGTTATGGTTTGCAAGTTGCCGTTGCGATCAATATAACTGATGGGCAACACAACGTTTTGCATTTCTTCAGGATTGATAATATACTGCAACCCGTTGCTGGCACGTACATAAGCTCGGAATATTCCCACAGGAATTTCTGAAAATACACCGTCACCAAACACCATGGTAATCTGGTCATTGGTTCTAGATGTCACACTATAAATTGGTTGTAGTATATTGTTGCGTTGTTCAGCGGCAGTATAAACATTTTCCACATATTGCCATTCTCGGCTGATATTGCCCAAGTTGTCCAACTGAAATAACCAACGATCTTCATTGTTGACACCTTCAACATTGATATCTACTGTGCGGTTGGCAATGCGTTCGGCCAAGTTGAAATCTTGATTTTGTAAAATACCTTGTTTGAACAAGAAAAAATATCCTGTGTTGGCACTTTGAAATCCCAGTTGATCATTTCTAAACAACATATTGAACACTGTGTTGGGCTGTGGTGCTGGTTCATACACATAGTCTCGGCCAATGCTGGTGGCAGTGGTGGCTTCAAATGGCATGTTGATTCCATCCACAGTAGAAGTATAAGTAATCACAGGTAAAAATCCACGCACCAAGTTGATACCATATTCAGCAGTGTCCACGCCTAGTATAGTTTGACGATTGCTGGGACGACCAATTTTTTGGCTGTCAACTAGGCTGGCATTGATAATGGTTGTGAACTGTTCTTGCCAATCTGGATTTGTGGGGTCAGCCCAGTTTACAGTGACATTGCTGAGATTTACACCATTATAATCCACAACGTTTTCTGTGGTGGTTACATTGAATACTTTGAGAAAACCTTCTGCGGCTATGTTGCGCTTGGCTGTGTAGCTTACAAGATTGGCCAGTCGTACCACGGAGTCTCTGCGTTCAGCAGTGTCAATGTAGTTTTCACGAGTGTTTAAGTCAGTGCGAAAAGCCAGGGCTTGACCCATAAACGCCATGACATCTAGCAGAGCAATGAATTCTGAACTTTCAATGTAGTCATTGAATGTTTCAGGATAATACAGACGCAAATAGTCAATGAAACTTTTGCGAAGAGTTTCAAAGTCGTAACTTTGGAAGTCGGCTTCGCGATAAGTTTGGTAGATTTGCTTCCAATCTTCTACGCCAAATATTGCTGTTTGTCTTGTGGTTGTTGCCATTTTATCTTGTCCGTGCTTTATTTATTGATAAAGAAAACGGCGCAGTTATACATAACTGGCATTGCGAGTGGTCTCGTCAAAGAATATGCTGAGTATTTCAGCGTTGGTGGTGTTTATTATTGTAATTTCCAACTGTATCAATATGCCATTTTGTTGCGGAAATACCTGTATGTCGTTGATGGTTAGTCTAGGGTCGCCAGCAGCCACACGTTGTATTTCGGCTCGCAAATCTTCTTGCAGTTGTTCCACTTGATTCTCAAACAAAAAACTGTAAATTGTAGTGCCATAGCCGGGGCGGCCAGGCAGTTCACCTTGACGAATGTTGAAGGCATTCAATAGGTCGCGCTGAATCAACTCAAAGTCAGTGAGTGTGAAC